TGAAATTAAAAATATTTCATCAACAAATCGTCAAATTTCTCAAAATAATCAATATAAAAGTATGTTGAAAGAAATTAATATACAGGAAATTCAAGCAATTGAAGCTTCCGAGCATATTTCATACGATGAGTTGCAGTCACAGCTAGGCGCTATAGCGGGGTCTATCAGTTCAGGACAGAAAGCAATCAAAAAGATGGAGAACTTGGAAAATGTATGTCCTACCTGTGAACAACCAATTACAGAAGATTTCAAGAACAAACACATCTCTGAAGAACAGGAGAAGGTTGAAATCGGACAAAACAAGCACACAGATATCCAGAAGAAAATTAAAGAAATTCAAAAGAACAATGAGGACTTCTCAGTAAAAACTAAGAAACAAAAAGAGTGGGAGGAACTATATCGCTCTGTCGATAATACTCTCCCCACTATTTTAGTGGATGAAGAAGTACTTAAAGTTCGTATTACCAATATTAGAAATACTATTGCGACACAGAAAAATGAGATAGATGTGTTGCAGCGAGAAAATGAAGCTCGTTCAGCTTATAATGCTAAAATAGAAGTTATAACTGAACAAACGGCTGAGTTTGAAAAACAGCTCGAAGAAGTAGTATCTCGGTATAAGATTCTAGGTTCTAAGAAGGGTAATCTTGAAATTCTCAAAAAAGCGTTTAGTACAAACGGACTCATAGCGTATAAGATAGAGAATCTTGTAAAAGAACTAGAAGAATTAACTAGCGAGTATCTCGCAGAACTGTCTGATGGTAGATTTACCCTAAACTTTGCTGTGAATAATGATAAACTTAACGTAGAAGTAACTGATAACGGAAAAATTATTGATATTCTCGCACTCTCAAGTGGAGAATTAGCTAGAGTAAACACTGCGACTCTTCTTGCAATTCGTAAGTTGATGAATAGCTTATCCTCTAGTCAGATCAATGTTCTGTTTTTAGATGAAGTTATGACAGTGCTAGATGAAGTGGGAAAGGAGAAGCTAGTAGAAGTTCTACTAGAAGAAAACCTAAATACTTATCTAGTAAATCATGGGTGGTCCCACCCTCTACTAGAAAAAGTAGAGGTAATAAAAGACCCAAGCAATATAAGTAGGTTGGTAGCATAATGGTAGATTCAAGAGCGAAAGGACAGCGAGGAGAGTATCTTGTAAGAGATATGCTTCGTGATGCCTCTGGCCTACAGTTTGAGAGAGTCCCCAGTTCGGGGGCTCTCGCTTACTTGAAAGGCGATTTATATATACCAGACGCTAATAATGCGTTTTGTATAGAAGTAAAAAATTATGAGAAGTCTCCATTAAGCGATAAGGTGTTTACAAATAAAACTAACTACCTTTTGCTTTGGTGGGAGAAGATAGTAAAACAAGCGGAACTTAAACTACAACAACCATTGTTATTCTTTAAGTACTCACGCTCAAAAGTATTTGTAGTGACGGCGATAAAGCCTGAAAATACTAAGTATATGTATATGTCCTGGCTAGAGTGTTATATATGTTTAGCTGAAGAGTGGTTAGAGAAGGAAACTATGGAGTGGACTCGTGGCGAATTTTAAAGAAAGAATAATGGAACCAAATAAGAATGCTCTAATTGTAGACGCTATGAACTTAGCATTTCGTTGGAAACACCAAGGAAAACTAGATTTTAAACAGGACTATATTAATACTGTAAAAAGTCTTGCTCAATCTTATGATTGTAGTAAGATTATAATTGCAGGCGACCAAGGGTCTAGTGCATATAGAAAATTTATAGACCCTCAGTATAAAGCCAACAGAGCAGAAAAGTACAAGGATCAAACAGAGCAAGAAAAAGAAGATATTAAGTTATTTTTCGAAGAGTTTGAGAGAACTTTAGAAGCTTTAGACGAGCAGTTTCTTTTAATAAGGTACCCTAACGTAGAAGCAGATGATTTAGTAGCATATATAGTCTCTAAACGAGAGCAAATGGGTATAGAGGATATTTGGATGATCTCTAGTGACCGAGATTGGGATTTACTAGTGAATGAAAATGTGTCTAGGTTCTCTACTGTGACCCGGAAAGAGACTACAGTATTTAACTGGGATGAGTTTTTTGACTTTCCTCAAGAGGATTATATCTCTTTTAAAGTCTTAACAGGTGATAAAGGGGATAATATTGATGGAGTTGCAGGGATTGGCCCTAAAAGAGCTACTGAACTTCTTCAACAGTATGGTACAGCATTTGATATTTATGATGCTATACCGATAGACAGTAGGTATAAATATATTCAGTCTCTTAATGCGAGCAAGGATCTAATACTAAAAAATTATAGGATGATGGATTTAGTCAGCTATTGTGCTGAGGCTATAGAACATCCTGGGCATAGTCTACTAGAAATAGACGAACGAGTAAAGGAATATATAAATGTTAATTGATTATGGAAGAGATCGTCTTCTATCTAAGTTTGGTATTCAAACGCTAGAAGATAGATATTTTATTGAAGGTGAATCGTCGCCTCAAGACGCTTTCGCACGTGCGGCGAGAGCCTTTGCAGATGATGAAGCTCACGCACAGCGATTGTATGATTACGCAAGCAATCTGTGGTTTATGTTCTCTACTCCAATTCTTTCGAATGGAGGGACTACTCGTGGACTGCCTATTTCTTGTTTTCTCAACTACGTTGAAGATAGCAGAGAAGGGCTAACAGGTCACTATACGGAGAACGCATTCTTGTCTTCCGTAGGTGGTGGAGTTGGCGGAAGCTGGAGTAAGATTCGCTCTGTAGGTTCACGTACAAGCAACGGAAGCGAAAGCACCGGTGTTATCCCTTTTATGAAAGTGGTTGACGCAGAGATGCTGGCTTTCTCACAAGGAGTAACTAGGAGAGGTTCATATGCAGCTTATTTACACATTTCTCATCCCGAGATTGAGGAGTTTCTCGATGTACGCAAGCCTACTGGCGGCGATATCAATAGAAAGTCTACCAATCTTCATCATGCTGTGGTCATTCCTGATAGCTTTATGAAGCTAATCGCGCAAGCGACACAAGAGCCCGGATTTGATGATAGCTGGGATTTGGTTGACCCTCATAGTGGAGAAGTAACGAATACTGTTGCTGCAAAAGCACTATGGGTGAAGCTCATCCAGAACCGTGTAGAAACTGGCGAACCTTACATTATGTTTGAAGACGCAGTAAATAATGACTTGCCCGAGTTTCAAAGAAACTTAGGCTTGCGTGTTCACCATTCTAACCTGTGTTCAGAGATTACTCTGCCCACAAACGAAGAGAGAACCGCAGTATGTTGTCTTTCTAGCGTAAATTTGGAAGAGTATGAAAGCTGGAAGAATATTCCCGAGTTCATTCCCGACTTAGTTCGTATGCTAGATAATGTACTAGAATTCTTCATTCAGCACGCACCTTCTTCTCTTGAAAAAGCGAAGTTTAGTGCGATGAGAGAGCGTTCAATTGGTCTTGGAGCGATGGGTTTTCATGCCTATCTTCAGCGACACAATATTGCTTTTGAAAGTGCTATGGCAAAGAGTGCTAATATGAGAATGTTTTCTCAAATCAAGACGGAAGCTGTAGCGGCTACCGAACAGCTCGCAAAGGAAAGGGGCCCTTGCCCCGATGATGAAAGCGGTCGAGTTCGTAACGCTCATCTTCTTGCTATCGCCCCAAATGCTAGTAGTAGTATTATTTGTGGAAATACGAGTCCGAGCATCGAGCCTTATCGTGCCAATGCTTTCACTCAGAAAACAAAGTCTGGTACAAGCCTTCTGAAAAATGAATATTTGGAGCATGCTTTGGATGAAATTGATATGAATACAGACGAAGTGTGGAAAGATATTATGACACACGGAGGTAGCGTTCAGCATCTTGATTTTCTTGATACTTGGACAAAAGATGTATTCAAAACAGCAGTTGAACTCGACCAGCGTTGGGTTGTGGAGTTTGCAGCAGACCGACAGCAGCATATTTGCCAGTCACAATCTGTAAACTTATTCTTCCCGGCGGATGTAAGTAAGCAGGAACTACACAATGTTCATATGCTTGCTTGGAAACGTGGTATGAAAACATTGTACTATGCAAGAAGTGAAGCATACAAACGTGCAGAAGTTGTTTCTGACGAAAAACTAAGAGATTTTATATTTGACGACGAAGATTCGTGTCTAGCTTGTGAAGGGTGATTTATGGTTACAGATGAAAGAAATTATTACAAACCGTTTCAGTATAACTGGGCGTATGAGGCGTACAAAACGCAACAGCATCTCCATTGGATGCCAGAAGAAGTCCCCATGGCAGACGATCTTAAAGATTATCGTTCTTTGGATGATAGTAGTAAGCGTTTACTTGGACATATCTTTCGTTTTTTCACGCAAAGTGATGTAGACGTTTGCTGTGGATATGCGAAGCATTATCTGCCTACGTTTAAAGCTCCTGAAGTACGAATGATGTTGTCTGCATTTGCAGCAATGGAAGCCGTTCATCAGGACGCATACTCCACTCTTCTAGAGACTCTTGGGTTTCCTGAAGAAGAATATCAAATGTTTATGGAAGTCCAAGAGATGTCCGATAAACATGAATACTTGACTAACTTTAATATGAACACTAAAAAAGATATTGCTAAAACACTGGCAGTATATAGTGGCTTTACGGAAGGAGTACAATTGTTTAGTAGTTTTGCTATTCTATTGAACTTTCCACGTCACAATCTTATGAAGAATATGGGCCAGATTGTTACTTGGTCAATTCGAGATGAGAGTTTACACGTTGAAGGAATGTCAAAACTTTTCAGAACTTATATTCAAGAGAATCCTGAAATATGGAACGATGAATTAAAATATGAAATTTACTGTGCCGCAGAGAGAGTGGTAGAGTTAGAAGATGCGTTTATTGATGTTGCTTTTGGGAGTGCTGAAGTAAAAGACTTAACAGCTCCCGAAGTAAAAGCATACATTCGGTATATCGCGGACAAAAGACTCATGGGCCTAGGAATGAAAAAGATTTTCAATTCTGAAAGCAATCCACTTCCTTGGTTAGACTATATGATAAACGCAGTAGAACATACGAACTTTTTCGAAAATCGTTCTACAGAATATGCTAGAGCCAGTACTACTGGTAACTGGCAAGACATTTTTAAATAAGGAATAAAATGGAAAATCAAGAAAGAATATTCTACTTGGACGATGTAGAATATAAGTACGAGGAGCAGTCTCCAATCGTAAAGTCAATAGTAGAATTACTAGACGAGACTCAAGAGAAAAGGACCAAGCTAATTAAAAAAATAACTTGTATTGATGCTTCTATGAGGGGTCTACAAATGCAATTAGCCGACGTTATTGAGTATGAGAAGAAGGAATCTTCGGAAGAACCTTCTACTGAAGACGAAGTAACAGAAGTACATTAACACAAAGGGGCTTACGCCCCTTTTTTTATTCACAAGAATCAACAGTTGTTGTTTCAGGTACGTCCATTATAGTAATAGTATCCGAGCTCACTTCTATGTTTACTCCTATCTCTTCTACTGAAGCAACTAATATATCGATATCTACCACATCTACCGTGGGTAACGCGTTAATAATATCCACTGTTTCAAATACCTCCTGAATAGTAAACTCTTCGTTAATGTATGTTTTGTCTGAAGAACCCCCTCTAAATCCACGAGTACCTATAGATAATCTTCTTGCAAAACTCATTATGCTCTCGATATAGTAGTAAGCGCGTTCTGTTCTGAATTTACAATATTTAAAGTTATGTCCCCAACAGTTATAGAAGTATCCCTTATTTGCTGCGGGTTTACAGAATCCAAACCTAATATTCTCCAGATCTCTAGAAGCCTATTCTCGGTATCTGCACCACCAGCAATACTGGTATCAGAGATATTGGATCTAGTGAGAAGTATAGAAGTATTAGCTGTAGGATTCACAGGATTTTCCCCAGGCTCACGAGTATATAAGTTACCGATTACATCTAAAATATACCCCGCCCCGCTTATCCAAGGCTGCACCCTCCAACCATTCTCTAGGAAGTAAGAGTCTCCAATAAAGGTACTGTCGGTAATATTATCGCCCCCTAACGTAGAGAACGCTGGAAAGTACTTTGCATTATCTCTATGAGTAGACCACTCTTTCCAATTAGAATATAAATCTTCCTGAACATCAATAGTTGTTACGCCTTCATTTACTAAAATGAGTTTATTAGGCCCGTCGAAAGTAACTTTCATTGGGCCAGAGTATACCGGGGGATTGCTAGGCTCCCAGTAAGTCCATTCTCCGTAATTGAATATTAAACTAGGCATTACTGAGTGCGCTCTCGCCAATAGATAGACCAGTTTAACCTAACGTTGTTCCAATCCGGTCCAGCATCACCATCACCATCTTCTTCAGTTTCATCAAGGTGTTTAGCCATAAACGTCCACACCGATCGTGGTGGGGGGCTAGCGTATAACGCAAGACCAGTCGTAATGTCTACGTCTGCACCCATACCTAAATCGGTGTAAGTTAATGCTTTTAATGATGTCCAATAATCGTTCGCCAAACTGGCAGCAGTTGCAGTAGATGCTATAGTACCACTACCACCACCATCTGTTGTAAATGCTCCGCTGTAGGACGCTTCAGCAGCACTTCTGCCACAGATAGCAACCGTACCACCATTAGATGTTGCAACAATAGTTCCTGTTCCGCCCGATGGGGCTGTTGCAGTCGCAGTAAAGATTTCGCCTGGAACATTTCGGGATGCACCAGCAGCGGTTGTATAATCAGTACCACCAACAGTGACGATTTGATATTCAACACCATTTGATGCTGCTGACGCCGCAATTACATTAGCATTTAGCAGACCTTTATCAACATCAATCTTCATAATAAAAGCAGTATGACTTCCTGTGGTGACAGTTAATTTCTGTCCAATGTCCAAACTTGTGCAATCATCTACAGCAAGAGTTCTAACAAGACGATCATCCGCAATGTCTGCTTGAGAATTATACAACCAAGCCTGGTTTCTTGTCACATACGACAAATAATACCAATCATTCGGAGCATCTACTTGGTCTGCACTAGCATAACCTGAACCACCGGCCGTCTTACCCGTAAAAGTTGTACCAAGAACAGTTGCAACATCTTGGTCACCATCTGTTTCACGAATTACAACTGGCTGAGTGTCCGCAAAATAATGTTTGGATTCACCAAGTACTGGGTCGGGGCCGATATCAATAAGAACTGTAGAATGCCCTGTCGTATACTTATCTTCGACACTCTTCCAACTTACAATGGGTTGCAGAGACCGAGAAAGGTTTTGGTCAGAAAGATTTCTTACTGTACCGTATTGAAAGTTGTCAGACAAAAGATCAAACCTGAACAGACCATCACCCTGAACAACAAATTGTCCAATCTCTTGAAGGTGCGACAAATGGTCTGCATCTTCATCAACTATCACAGTAGGACAAGATACGGATGGATTACCAAAATCAAACCCCCGATTAATACAACCATAAAATAATCTGATTTCTACTGGTACTGCATTCCCCGTTCTGATGTCGTATGAAGACACTTCGAAAGATAGTGGTTGATATATCGAGTGATTCTCGTCACCGTTTGATAAGAACTGGATTGGTGATAATGACCCGTGATACTGTGTGCTTGCACTATTACTGAACGTACCTGACTTCAGCGTTGCTGGAAAATCGGTGGAACCATTTCTAGTTTGTTTAGTTCTCCAATAAGGTTCTAAGTCTGGTCGGCCGAAATGTTTTGTATCCCACGCTTTACTGATCTGTTGTGACGCCCGAAGTGGATCTGTAACCGCCTCGATAAAGACACCAGCACCATATGCATAAAATTCTGAGGAACTTCCTGTAGTACCATAATTTGCTTGAGCCCAACAAACTGGACGATTTGGATTTCCTATCGGGTTATTGTTTTGTGTGCCGATACCAATACCATTGTGATGGTACATTTCGTGGCACACAATACGTTGTCCTTCAAAAAATACACCCCAACGAGTACGACCACCACCCATGAATTGAAAGTCAATCCAGTAAGTGTTAATCTTAGAAACATCAATTTTAATACCCGATGGATTGTTCGCACCACCGGTGCCTAATAATGTATCTTTGTTCCACTCTTTTTGTACAATTTCGTGATTTTTTGTTGCTTGATTATTAAAAGTAAAACGATGTACTACTCGAAGTGCGGAGCCTGGTCCTGTGCCAATTGCACCTGTCGGGGTTGCTCTTCCGCCTGGGCTTGAGTCGGATCCTTTTATTTGAAAGAAAAACCCGTCAGTGGCGTCAAATGCCCCCCAAAGTTTTGTGTTATTTTCTGTTCCGGTTTCTACATCAGCACGAGCCGCCAGAACAAATAACATTGAAGTACCTTCTTCATAAGAATGAAAAAGATTTGACGTATGGGTTACTCGTTCTCCTGCGGTTGTTCCTACAGAAAGTTTAACTCCTCGTGTTAATGGATCCCAAGCGTTAGATACTGCGTTACCACCTTCTCTTGAGTTTACAAACTCATTCGGAAGATTGGATTTTGAAAAGTCGTAAGACGCAAGCAATCTGGCATCATTTATCTTAAGACTACCCATACCAGTGATTTGCGGGTTGCCTTCCGAAAAAGTTACTTGCCCCGATCCAAATCGGTCGATATCCCAACCATATTCGGGATTGTCGTATCCCATAATGTTTTGTGCTGGGATATACACATCATAAAATACATCGACTTGAGCAACATCTTGAGAATCATATGAGATTACAGCGTTTTGTGTTGGTTCGAAATTTTCAAACTTAGCAGTCTTATTATAATGAACTGCAAGGATACCAGTCCCATTACCCCTATCGAATACACCATGAACATGAACCTTGCCGTCGCCACCAAAACCAGCAATATCATACCTATCGCCGATTTTCCAAACATGGTCTGTAGATCCACCAGCAATCGAGTTGAAAGTTTTGTATTCAATTTCCGCAGTATGTATCATGTACACACGGTCGCCAGTACTCTCCGGGGGTATTCTAGTGTATCTCTTTTCTCCACTCATAATTTGATTCCTTCCTTACTTAGTAGGTCTTTGAGTTTCCTTATTAGTTCGGAATCCTCGGATATGTCTTTACCTTTGCTTAGGTCTATAGTTTCGTTATGCACAGCCTGCTTCAAAGGAACAACCTTAGGTGGCTCTGTAAACTGGATTTTATTTCTTTTAGTTTTTGAACTTCTAACTTCCATTCTTTTGGATCCCGGATCTACTGTTACTTTCCAAGTTTCTCCATATTCCGAAAAATTAGGTTCTATTGAGTTAAGTAAAACTACATCATAAATATTTTTTTGCCGATTATTCAATTCTTTATATATTTCTTCTTCAGAGATGCCCATATTAGTCTTAACTTTAATCTCTGTACAGGTAGTGTGTATATAATCACTATCTATTTCAGGAACTATTCTTGTAATTTTATCCCGAGACACAAACACGTCCCAAGTATTTGAAAATCCCTCCCACGTATCCGTGGGAAGGAGTACTTTTTCAACTTCTTCTATAAACGCAAGATGGCTTTCTGCTTGTGTATTTTTCTGCCTTCTATAGCAAGCGTATCTTATATTTGATCTGTTAAACATATTATCCTTATCGGCGGGGTTGCCCCCGCCTAATTAGTTAAGGTTTATGGGAAACTTGAGCCTTGGCTGTAGTTTCTTTCCAATGCCGACGTTAGTGTTACTGATGAGGTCTTATCTCTCTTAATAGTTCCAGTAGCAAGTACCCACTGACTCTTTTCTAGACCAATACCAATAACCGTTACAGGAGCATCAGTCTTATCTGTACCAACCCCGCGCTGAACGTTAGTATCGTAGTCATACTGGTGTGCAACGAAGTTTCTCTCATTTGGAGTGTTAGTAGGATTAACCAGTCCAGTCATATCTCCTGGAACAGGATCAACGTGATCCACTAGAACTGCGTTGATTTCTCCATAGTTTTCGTCCGTACCACCAGAAGTAGTAAAGAATACATAGTACTTAGAGTAAGGATCTTGCTTCAAGTTATCGCCAAAGTTAATTGTAAACAATGCAACGAAGTTAAATTCTCGTACTGTTCCAGAATAGTCAGTAAACTGAATCGAGTTGGTATCCCCACTAGCAAAAGAATCAATGTATACTCCTGCTGAGGTTACAAGAGTAGGACCAACGAAAGTTAAAAGCTTATCTGCTGTTTTTCCGATTACAGTTCCTGGGTTTGCTGCGTCAATATCAGAGGCTTTTCTTAGTTGTGCCTGTACGAACTCATAAGTGTAAAAAGTACTGGCGTCACCATCATTAGCATTTGCAGTGCCTGTATCGGCATCAATAGCTACGTTGAAAGCATACCAGTTATCTGTATTTATCTCTCTTTCAAAAGTATACGAAGAATAACTTACGCCAGTATCAGAGCCTCCCGCTAAGTTTGTAGCATCACCAGAGGAAGTTCCTCCTGTAGTAACAATAAACCATCGAGCCGGAGTATTAGTGTCTTGAACAACATCACCAATAATATAAGCCTGTCCGCTAGACCAAACTCCTTTAATATCTGTTAAAGTAACACGAGCATCTCCGCTGTCTCTAGAATAAGTGATACTCATAGCACCATAAAGGTCTAATTGTACAGCAGCAGTACTAGTAGCGCCTGACTCGCTGCCTGCTACAGTAAACGAAGTCGTAGTAGGAGCGCCTGTCACTACTAAGGAAGTTCCATTATATCCAGCAGTAGTTGATCCACTAATTGTAACAATATCATCCGTGACTAACCCGTGTGGTAAACTAGTAGTATAAGTCTGTACCGTACCCGTACCAGAGATGGATGTAATAAAGCCAGCAGTATTGTTAATTACTTCTTCTGCGTGAGTTACATTCAAATCGGTCGCATTAGTAAGTGGGAATCGATATGCTTGGAAAGTAGCAGTAGTAACACCAATATCGGTAAAAGCTGCAACTCCATAAGTCTTTTTCCACTCTCGTACAAACATCTTGAAGTAAGTTTTCAAGCTAGTGTCCGGAGAAGGAGCGGCATCGAAAATTTGAACCGCCTGGTTAACCTTTCCTTTAAGAATAAAGTTAGTAGTATTATCAGTGGTTTCGTCATCTGCTTGCTGGTAATAAACTTGGTCAGTGGCCGCCAAAGAGCCAAGAGAAATGATTCCCGCCCACTCTTCCGTAGTAGTACCCCCAGTATTAACGACCTGCCAGCCTCCAGTACGTAATAGCTCCACAGTATCAGCAGCAATACCTTCTGTTCCAGAAGTTCTTGCGGGAGAAACAGATTGTCCTCTATCCCAGTTCCAGCCGTTGATCATCTCGAACTGCTCGTCCGTAATAGGACCCATAGGGAAGGGAAACTTAATTAAATCTACATCGTCTTTCCAAATATCTTTTAATTTGGAGTATACTGCTTTAATAGTTACCCCATCATTAGTTAAGTTACTAGGAGAGGCGGAAGAACCAACGTAAAGACCGATAAGTTTATTTACGTAGTCAATTACGATTTCTTCTGTGGGAACGGCCGCCCAAGCCGTAGCAATATTAGTAGTTTTTTGAAACGACATTTGGTCGGGGTCGACAATGGGGTTTTCTGTATAGTTTGTGGCCATTATTAATTTCCTTTAATAAGCCTTGCCCAAAAGGGCTAATTAGATAGAGCCAGAATCATATTGCCTATCAAAAGTTTGCGCGATCTGAAAGGTATTATTTGTTGACCCCAAAGTTACGTTTTGCCTAAAAAACTCGTATTCGAGATTATGACAAACTACAAAAATGGGTTTATCAACAGAATAGCTATAACTTAAAGTCACAGTTCTATTGCCGGGATTATTAGGATCTGCTTGAGAGGCTGATACAGTATACCCTGCGGTTGAGTCCGGAGCTGTTTCTCCAGCTGCCAATACATTTTCTATCCCGCCCAAAGAAACAGGGGGGCTAACAGCGGCATCAATAAATCTTATCTCTGTATCCGGAATGATGTTGGAGACTGTAAGCTCCACTGTTTGTACAACAGAAGTAGTAGCGCCAGCACCGTTTCGTACGGTTATTCCCGAGCTAACTCCGGTTACATTAAGAGTAACTAAGCCTCCAGAGTTATTATATATAGCAGCGTCATTAGTATCGTTAGCTCCATAGCCTGTAAAAACATTACTCGCGAAAGAATAAGTACCTGCAGCTGTTATTTCTATAGCGTGTCCGACGCCATTTGTATTATCAAAACTGCCCCCAGAAATGAGGCCCGGATTATTAGAAGTTATATAGGCCACTCCGCTAGTAGTATTAGGACTAACTACACTTATGCTTGATAAAGTTGCCGAATTCTGTAATATAGAATTCCCATTAATAAAAGTAGTGCCTCCTAGGATAGAATTAGCATTGAGAGTTATAACATCACTCCCTACATAAGTTCCTACATCGTCTACAAAACTTCCTGTAGTACTGTCTATAGTGATAGACCATCTTCCTGTAGTAGGATTAGCAGCTTGAATGTTAGCTAGGGACCAGTCACAAGTTGTATTTGTTCCTCTGACTACGATTTCGTAAAATCCTACAGCTACTTTTTCATCAGCCCAGTTAATAGAAAAAGCGGTATCAGTAAATACAGAAGTAGCTGTACCAGTAGCGGGGCCAATGAAAGCTTTTCCTTTTCCTACGAAAGCACCGTTACTAGAACTCCACCAACCCCAGAAATTAGTATCTTCGTCTGTAGATCTTATACTCTCCCAAGTGTTAGGAGAGCCTACTGTACCTGCATCAGCTCTAACACCTAATCCGACAGTTACTTGGTCTATCTGGCAGTTGTTAAAGTTACCCATAATAGCAGTAATGGTAGTAAACTGAAAACCAAGCTCAGAAACTGCAGTAAGTTGAGCGGGATTACCTGTTGTAGTCCAGCCTGAAGCAGTGTCCATATTTCTAGCAGGATCAATAACTCTAGTGGTGAAGCCACCTTTATAAAAACTGGCGGGCATCACATTATAAGTTCCAGAGTTAGTACCATCACCTAGATAGTATGTAATACCTGAAGTGGCATTAATAGGAGTTCGAGTATTTATCCACCCAATTATGTGCTCTCCCTCGTTCGTGCCTCCAACCTGAAACGCTAAAGTAGTACTCGTTAAATTATTAGAAGCTAAAATTTCAGTAGTATTAGACATTTTGTCGCCGATAGCACCCGTACCCTGCACAAAATCATCGTCAGTACTGATGTTCGCACCGCCATTTACAGTGGTAAAATCTCCTGCAGTATCGGCTGTAGTTTCAACTGTACCTACAAGTGTGATAGCCATTTATAACCCCTGTAGTACTTTATACCTGTGTGCAAGTATAGTCGTCGCTGCATGAATAGAATGTAAAGCCCCAGAACCCGCTTGCGGAATGTAAACTTTAGTGGAACCAGGAATTTGTGTAGTATGCCATCCCCCCGCAGGACCAAAGATGTACCAGTCTGCGGTATGGTTATAATCCCAAACACTTGTTTTAGAGTCGTCAGGGTAATCCCAAGGACAAACAATCTGAGCAATTGAGCCAGTCATCAAGTCCGTAGCTGCCGTAAGGCTCGTTACTACAGTGCGGGAAAAAGCTCTATTAATACCTTCGGGGGTAGACTCAGATAAATTAATAATTATAACATCTGTAAAGCCGCCGGAAGCTACTAGAGAGTAATTCCAAGCATCGTTCTTCTTACCAGACCAAACGTCTGTATCAGAGTCTTCATAATAAAAAACAATGCCTGTCATTATGCTATACTACGGGTGATGTCTTTTACTACCTTTACTTTTCCAATTAAAAGAGTCTGAACATTGCCCGCCCCATCAACCTGTTGAACATCATAGTTAAAAGTTCCTGGAGTTAAAGTGTTGGTAAGGGTCTTGCTAGCTCTAATATAGATTATGCCTTGCGAAGCCTCCGTAGGGCTAGTAGAAACATCGGGAGTAACAGAAACCTGTAAATCTCCTGGGTCTACATCATCAACATTACTTTTCAAAGTAAACCAATATGTATACCCTGTAATGTTCAAAGCTGTGCCTGAACTTTTGACTACAAGCTTAATTGTCCAGTCGTCCCCCCGAACTAAGTTAGATAGGTCTCGTGCTGTATATGACATAGAAATTTGTTTCCGGATAAGACTTGTTTCTGGAACGAAACTTTAAGAATATGAAAATTATAACAACCTAATAGATTAATGTCAAGAATTATTTTTTGGCTGCTTAATTTTTATTTTTAGAGCCTTAATAGTTAGAATCCTGCTACACCCTTAGTAGGAATAGGTACAGGTGTACCCCCTACTGTTAAAGAGAAAGGAGCCCAATCTGCTTCAGAAAAAGATCCCGCATAATCAGTAATATTAATGCTTTTTTGTACTACGGAGTCATAGGGAGCGATATTGTTACTAGAAGTATCGGTAGTTTCGTAATTAGTTATAGCTCTTTCGTCTAATTTTTTTGCTACTTGAGGTGCAGAGTCTACTACCCCTACTTGAGCCTTGTCGCACTGTAGGAACTGATTTGAAAACCAAGAGATAAGAAAAAACATCTCTGTAAAGTACCCCCTCCCTCTTTCAGTCCCTTTAATTACCGCTTTAACTTTAGTTAAGTAAGTAGTATTAGTACTTCCATGATCGCTAAACGTAAAATTAATTGCCCCCACTTTTTCGTCAGAAGAATTACACAAGAAGAACACCCCAGAGCTAATTCTAGGGGGAGGACTAAGTACTATTCTAGCATCATTTAGAGTTTGCTCTGATATACTACACATAGACAAGCAAGAGTTTAAATTCCTGGGGAATAAATAATCTTTAAAAATACTGTTTAAGGTTTCCGCATCTGAAAAAGTTTCTTTTACTTCGGTTAGGTAACAGCCGCTATTTGAATTTAATATTTTCATTATTTTCCTCCTGAACTCCCGTCTATTATTATGATACTATCTGCAATACCCGAAAAGGATACAAACATAGTTTTAAGTGCATTTGATGGTGTGTGTGCTATAGATACAAGGTATCCTGAATCTGCAACGTTATCATAGTTTTGAATTTGATCATATCCATTTGCAACAGGACTTCCTCCCCCTACCCAAGACTGTGTAAAGCTGGTGGTAGCAAAAGTTATTGTATAGTTGCTTTCTGTAGAGTAAGTTGCTCCTGGAGTGCCTATTACTTCAAACTCGTAATATATACTTTTTACTTTCGAGGTTTGTTGGATTCCTGAAAACTCAAAGGGTTCTGCTATGTGCCTGATTTTTATCCTCGCCACCTCCGTGCTACCGGCTAGAAAAGTATGTGTCGTAGTAGTCCAGGCTTTATCTGTATTGGAAGCGCCCACTGCGTATTCTAAATTTCCCGTAGTTGCGTTATAAGTATATTTGTACTCGGTACTAGATCTTGGGTGAGGATCATTCGTGGAGTCTTGTGAAAAAGTGACAAGGTCTACACCCGTCCATTTGGTAGCGGCAGCATTAATATCTGTAACACTTTCGGTAACAGAGTCTCCAAAGCCGTTTTGCACTCTAACCGGAATAGAAAAGGTTAAATTGGCTCCGGAACTTACATCACTAGCGGAGGTATTTTCCTTGGCATTGAATGTAGACTCCCAATAGTTATTAGCATTACCTGCGGTTATAGTGGGTCTCTCTAAGCTCCAATTAGCCGTTAAGCTTGAGAAAGATACAGTGCTAAAAACATAATTAGTAGCTGTAGGCGTGCCTGGACTGCCAGCACTTGGGGTAGTTAAGTATACTAGACCAGTAAGACTCTTTAAACCTTCATCTCCATCAACTCTTTCAGCATATTTAACAGGAATAGTCCATCCAGGCGACTCTGGACTTACTGCAGTATCTGTGGGTCTACCGGCAAATAAACCTACAGAGGCATAAATAATATCACCATTCCCAGTAACAGAAGGTAACGTAGTGGACCAGTCAGCTAGGGTCAATGAGTTAGTAGTAAAATCCCACGTGCCGTCGTTTACATTTAACGTATTACTACCTTTTCGGTAGATTGTTACTTCCGCAAAGACTTCTCCGTCTGCTTGATAGGGTACTCCCCAGGTCCAATCGGCACTAGGTGGAGTTAAATTACCCCTACTTACCCATAAAATTCCTCCAGTGGCGGGAGGATCATCGGCCCATAGAACTCCAGCGGGGGATAAACCAGTATCGTCTGGAATGGCTGTAGTACTGATAGGTGCACCGGGGTTACTTGGCCCTCTGTAAAACACTAGGTTTACTGAACCTCCTATAATACCATCTGACCCGTCCCCACCTAGTTGACCATCTTTGGATTTAATTGCTGAGTACTTTAGGTCTATACTTTTACTTCCATATACACCTCTCATTGTAAACTGTTCTTTATCAGAAGCCCAAGCAGAAGAAGGAGATACAGAGCCTGTAATATCCAGTGCTCCTGCAGCTTCGTCTGTGAAGCTAGCCGTGTATGAAGACCCACTAAAACCCGCTATAGAGTAAGTAAAAGGACTAGGCCTGGAAACATTTGGAGTTATACTGCAGTTGGTTGTGGCTCCAGGAGTCACAGTACTACCAGACCCCGCAGTGACTAATATGTCTATCCTATCTGAAGCTTCTACATTTTTATTTACTGTTGTCATATTTTTTTCCTTTATGCTGCTACTGTTGAAGTAAACGTTACTACTACATTTACATCGTCTGTGACAGAGCCTACCTTTCTGATTTTTATTCTAACTTGAAAAGTTTCAAACTCAGGCTCATAGACAGTACCAAGTACTGTGTAAGCCGAAATAGCTCTAGTAGTGGTTATTGTTGCCCAAGTTGATTCTGACCAATTGGCCGCAGGGTCAACGTCACCACTAACCTTCTCCCACCAGATCTCATAGCCGAGCCCTACATTAAGTGCTCTATCCCCCACAGGAAGCCAGTCGTCTGAGCCCACATTTGTAGGGGCAGTACACCCACTAAAACCTGTACCCGCATAACACAAGCCTGAGTTTAAAAAGTTAAGAGTACCCCCTGCAGCTTTCGGGGTAGTCTCTGCAGGAGTGCTCCATAGAAGACTAGTAAAACTTAGTTGGGCGGTGCCGGAAGGCGCCGAAGTGTCCGCTATTGCTACAGTACCAAAGCCATGTATAGGGGAACCCCCTGTTGAAGCCGCATACACAGCAGGAACAAAACTTTCTCCAGAATCCGCTCCATCAGAGACTATATCAATAGTGTAGTCAGCTGAGCCTCCCACTAATGTAACAGCTTGTCTAGCAGAAATTGGCGCTACGGAGCCAACACTAGGGTTTGTGAAGTCCGCTGTAGTAATTCCTACGGGAGAATCAAAAGATAAGTACATAGTATTAACATTAGTATTATTGGTTTCTAGGTGTATAGTAAGAGTATCGCCCTCTGCAGGAGTACTGCTACTAATAGTAAAGTTATATGTTTGTCCGGTTACAGTAACTGTAGGGCTAGTAGCTACAACACTTCCTAATGTAGCAGCGTCATAAATTTTCACGGAAAAAGTTTCATTAGAACTTTCAAAATCTACTCCTGCCGTATAAGTAGCACTAGTGCCTTGCCCTGATCCATTTAGTACAATTGTTTCTCTAGAACTGCCATTTGGAGGTGTGGGACTAAAATCAGCATCGTTGGTAGTGACGTGGGACCACTCTAGATATACTGTACCGCTAGTAGGACCACTGACTGCGAAATTCACTGTATCCCCTTCCTTAATACTAGTAGAAGAAGGAGTCACTGAGTAGGTACTAGAGGCCCCTGCTACAGTGGCTGAAATATTGTGAAGAGTGGGTTGATTCAACTGAAATAGGTCGTACTCTCCAGTTGACTCGTCTATTTTAAGCGTCAAACCGTTTTGTGTCTTCGTACTTAGGCCACCTGCTGAGGTACCCCCAACAACTGAGTAAACCCCTGAATTAGTAACGTCGGCACCACTAAAGAATAATTCCCATTCTCCTGAAGCATTCGGGAAGTTGGTTTCAAAAACTCTACCACCAAAGTCAGTATTAATAGTTTGGCCTGGATTTGTTATAATAGCTCCTATATTGCCCGAACCTTGCTTGACTCTAATAATAGCCAGAGAGTCTGTTAAGATGATATTAGTCTCCCCTATATTTCTAACATTCACTTCAACAACATCCCCTCCCTGGCTCCAAGTAGTCGGTACCGGATATAGATAAAAGGGATTAGTAGTATAGGCAGGAGTAGTCACATCAACTCCATTTAGCTTATAGTTGTACTCCGGAGCCAATATAGTACTAGACCGGGTCTCTACTTCTATAGATGAGGAGTCTGCCGAACTCGCGGTGTACTGCGGGCTCAGTCCTTCGCCATTATACACAATAGAATAATCCGTAGCTATGATGCCTACATTTTGTCCTTTGTCTCCAGCAGGGCCCTTCCCGTTTATATACAGTTGTAAAGTATAAGTCTTAGGGGAGGTACTAGAGGCATTGACTTTTCCTATAATAGCATCTTCTTCAATATCTGGCTTAAACTCTTGAGAGAAAGCAAATACACCCGTTTGAGTCCTCAAAAAGGCAGTATTGACTTGTAGTTGAGTATCACTTTCAATAGATACAATAGTACGGTATTCTGAGGTTTGTACTTCAGTGCCTGCACTTGGGTCAGACGAAATTTTTATTAAATCTCCTATTTTAAACTCAGAGGTAAATACGGTGCCAACCCCTGTAGCTATAAAACTTCCTTCTACAGTAGAAACAGAACCGGAAGTAGCTACTAACCCATTATTCGTGTACCCTAGAGGGACTATATAGGATCTATTTAATAATATATTATTAGTTCCCCTTACAACACTATCAGTATAAATTTGAATAGCTTTCCAAGGGTGAGGAGTAACTTCGTCCGCACCAGATGAGTCAAAATACAAATAAGCTTCTTCATCAAGACCCAAACCACTAAAATCTTCTTGGGTAGCTTCCGTTCCGGCAGTGTCTGGGAACGAGAAACTCGTCCCTGCTGGAGTAGAGAAAGTATAGGCGTTTCCGGCTAGTCTAACTATAGAGTCACCAGGATCTATAGAACTAGTAGAAAAACTATCCCCTGAAAGAACTCCGCCAACGGCTATGGAATTAATTCTTCTATTGCCCGCGGCGCTTAAGGATACGAATCTTCTTACGATAGTCCAAGGAGATTTTACTCCTATGTCATTTATAGTTCTAGCTCTTACAGTATAGATACCTTCAGAAACCCCTGATATCGACAAAGAATTAGAAGCCCCAGAAACTTTTTCTGTTTTAAAGTCGCTAAGTCCTGACGCCTCTTGGAAGTCGTGTTGGATCTCATACATAGATAAGAACCTATAGGGTATCTGTGTAGTAACCCCAGTGCTGTCCGTAAAACTTTCTATAGGACTAGTCCAAGAAACTTCTACTTTTTGACCCGTCGCACTTCCAAATTCGGCATTTCTAGCTTCTGGGAACATCTCTATAGATATGTTTGTCGGAGAAGGAACATCGTCTAGTCTTCCTGAAATAGGAATGTAGTCAGTAGTGTATACAGGAGGGTCTACGTCTATCTCGTCAAATTTTGTAGGATAATAATTAGAAGCTACTATAGAGTACTTATTATCATCTTCTTCGATACTTATTATTCTATACTCTTTAATTTCCTGTGTAGTTGTATCTTGCTTTCTACCTACAGCCCATATAACATCAATATTGGGAACGGAACTGAAAGCTCCAATTACTGTAACTTGGTTAGAGGCGCTCAGAGGACCATTTATATCTTTTACCTCAACTCTTGTATTTTTGGAGTAAGTTGTTATGACTGGGTTACCTGCTCCGTCAACTAAATTTACTGAGTCTTCAAGAGTTGAAATAGGATTACCAGCATTGTCCTCCAACAGAAGCGCCCCTCTAGTGTAAGCCTGGCTATTTAAAGTAACAGAATCCTGTGCTAGAAAAATACCTGGTTCTGGGTAAATTAAGTATAATATACAGTTCGCGGGGTCACCGCCTGGATAAGATATGCTTCGGTCCAAATTAATAACATTAGTTGTTGAACTTGGTGCTGTTCTTCCACTAGACTCAATTCCTATGTCATCTTTATCTTGTATATTAATAATATCGCCGGGCAGTAAAAAAGCCCCATTGATAGAAGTAGTAAAGCTTACTACTTCAGTTTCGTTTAATAGTGTGGCCATTTGCCACTTTGCAACTCTTCTAGCCTGTGACTCAGAAGTTGCACCAAAAGCTACAATATCTTTACTAACTATTTTGCCTTGCTTAGCAATCTCTCCTGTTTCTTCTACAGTTAAGATAGTTCTTTTATAAAATTCTTGAGGGTTATTCCAGCTAACGTTCACCTGATTAACTCTAGACTTGCTACCTGTGTACGTATAGTCAAAAATGCCCTCAGATACATTGGCAGAACTAAAAGTATATACGGGCTCTTTTGGTCTATCTTGAATAGGTGTAATTTGTCCATCTATCCAATAAGACATGCCCCTAAAAACACTAGCCAAGTCTTTAAGTACTTTATATGCTTCTGTGCGTTTAGTTAAATAAGTATTACAGGCAAATCTAGGCTCTTGACCTCCTTTTCCATTGTCTACGAGTTCATCACAATATCTGGCTATTTGGTATAGAGCATATTTATCAATTTCATTAGGGCTGATAAAGTCCCCTAAACCGTAATCTCTATTAGTTAGAATGTCGTAATATACCCACGCAGGATTATTACAATAAACTTTAGGGAAGTTTATATCATCTCTACTAAGGGTTTCGTCTCCTCTAAAAGAGCCGTCCCATGTTTGATAAACAGCAGCATCTAAGCCGGTACCCTTAACACGAGTATATTGAGCGTTAGCACTACCTATCTCATCCCTAGGAAAGTAATTAGAAGGTACAGCAATTTTTTTACCTCTTAGATGATAGGCTCTGGACGGAGGGCTATCGAAATCTTCAGCAGAAAAACTTACTGCACCATAAGCAGTTAAAGGGTAGTTAAATTTATCATATATGTAAGCTTGAACATTTTTAACTTTAGCTACAGCAATAAAAGTATTATCATCAGGGCAATACTCCCCCAAAGCTTCAGGACTCAGCCTGCGTATCTGTATATTCCAATCAACAAAAGGCTTGTATTTATCTAAGTTTATAGTAAACTCTTTTATAAAAGGACTGTTAGCTCCTTTTTTCTGGACAACTCCCGAAGATCTTCTTGATCCTCCGTTTCCATACACATTGTTAGCGTAGTTAATTTGAGTGCTATCTGCGGACTTGCTACCACCAGCAGGCCATGCAGGAACAGTTGAAACAAAGTCAGCACCGCCATAATCTTTACCATATATAAGAGTTTTTTTAGTCACAGGAGAACCGCCGGTATCAGCAGTATATTCCAAGACTATTTGAAATTCAGCATAAGCAGTTCTTGCCTCTCCCTCTCTACCATTATGTCTAAGACCTCCAGGGAACTCAACAGCGACTCTAACTGCGTCTATCTCCTCTAAAGTAAACTGTGAGAAATTAAGTGAGTTGCCTTGTACAACGACGGGTCCAGCGCTGCCCCCTGCCGCGTTTGACCTAAAAAGTTCTGATCCATTTCCTATAATAACAGAAGCGGAAGGAGCACCTATACCTCTACCGGAAAAACTACTTATAGGTAGTTGATACCTGGTCCCATTTTTGACAAATCCATATGTCTGATCATAGGTCATTGTAGGGGTAGAAGAAGAGGCATACTGCACGGCGGCTGAAAGTCTACAAGGGGTTTGATTAGCGTTAGTGGTTACTGGCTCTACAAGAGTACAAGTGTTATCTGTTATGCTGGTGCTATCGATCTTAACTAGTGCGTCTATTTTAACGGCTGCTCCAGAGCTAATAGCAGTATTAATAGGGGGATATATTACGGCTTGATCTGTTCCTACACGACTTACAAGTATACCTGCATACTCAGAGCCGTCTTGCCCCGCTCCGGCTATTCTAATAATATACTTACACCAGTCTGTAATATCCGTTTCTTCTGTGCCTGTAAAGTTTAGGAAGTACTTATCGTCAAGAGTAGAGGCAGAGGAAAAAGTTATATAACTAAAACCTGGTTTCATACTATTTGTTAAAGTGTCTGAAGGCCCAGCATTTAGTATCTGTAGATATCTGTCCCCATCGGAAAAATCTATATTAGCAAATAATCCGTTAGCGTCTGTAACAGAAGTGCCTGAGACAGAGCACTTTCCAGAGGATCCTTTGAGCGAGGTGTATTTACTATTGGAGAGTAAAGAAGTTTGATTAAGATATATACCGGATAGTCCACCTACTAAGCCTTCTATCTCTCCTGCAGAAAGAAGATCCACGATATACCCATATTGTTTTTCTATAATAGTCATTTATTTGTTCCTTGTTATGCGTCTAAGACAAATTTACTGAAGTCTGGAGTAATAAGCTCGTCGGCCAGTCCAAAAGAAAAGCTGGTAGAGGTATTAATAGCAGGACCGCCCCCCTCTCCGCCATTAAAATTAATAGAAGACTGGCCTGACCCAGAAGTTCCGTTCCCTTCTACTATTCCATTATTAATTCTTACTGGGTAGTTTGAATAGTATGCAGATATAGCGCCTCCTCCTATAATTAGCTCGCCATACAGTACTGGAACTGCCAGTCCCTGAGCTACGTTATCTACGGGGCCACCAAATAAGTAAGAAGGGTCGTCCGCGTCTTCAGTCTCAGGGCCAGGAGCTAGTAACTCTACGAGTCCTCCCACAATTAAAGAGGCCCCCGTAGACCAGAGAAAAGGACCAGCCGGGCCAGCAAAGAAACCGGCTACAACAAGAATAATCCCTAAAACTATCTTTAAACCGGCTTTAGCGCCATCAGGTACTTCTGTTATGATAATATCCTCATCAGCTACAGTAGACAGGTATAGGTCTTCGGGATTCATTAAAATGTCCTTACCTTTTCGTATCTCAAATGCAATATCTGAATCTTTACTATCTAATAAATACTTTCTGAACCCAGGGGTTTGACACCCTATTAACTTAAAAATATCCGCTACTGTAGCGCAGTCAGTGTCCCAGACTTTGCCGAATTTAGAAATTTCTCCTATTAAATGAACTTTTTGCATCTCATATACCTCGTTATGTTCTTATTCCATCCGGAATATAGCGATTCTCTGCATGAGAGTCTATTTTCTGCGTGGTGCATGAAAATACCCTCACCTAAATAAATACCACAATGGTTAGGTACCTTTGAAAGCACACTAAAAATTATGACATCATGTTCTTTTGGTTCTTCTACCTCTATAAAGCCAAAGGAGTCATATAAATCATCAAAATAATTTAACCCTTTTAACCACCAGTTATCCTCAAATTCTATTGCTGGAATTATAGTGTTTAGTTTAATTCTGTAATAGTCTCTAACTAGAGAGTAACAATCGTTTGTACCAAAATCATACTCTCTTCCTAGTAAGGGAGTATCCTTCTTTTCCGGAGTATGAATGAATTTTGTAAAACCTGGCACTGAATAAGCAATGTAAGGTATCCCTAAAAAATTACTTACCGCTATATCTTTCTCGCTTAGACCGTTTTCATCGTCTGGGTGACTGTGTACAATTGCATAAATATCTCCCATCATAGAAGCTTTTATGTATTCTTCTGCGGGTATTTTAAAATAGTTTAAAGGATCCTCAGCGTCGTTTTTGCAAGGTATCCATTTTAACTTACCTCTCTTATTTAATATAATCCCACAACCTTCTTCCGGATAGCAACTTACTAAGTGCTCTAAAATTTCTTTATCGCTTTTGTTGTACACCAGGAAAGCCTCCAAATCTTAAATATTGAGTTGCTGCTATAGCCTGAGCAGGGACGGAGGAGTTAGATATTTCCTGAGCCCCGTAACGTAAACTGCAGGATTTAATTTTCTTTCCACAAACATCACCAGCGGTCCAGTAGGCGCCTTCCTTAACTTCTGTTATAACGCTAGTATCAGTACTAAGAAGTCTGATCTTCCAGAGTACTCCGTCTTTAAGTACATAGTCATTGAACTTAGTATTTTTATATCCATAATAAGTTGTGCCGGGAGAAAAGGGAGCCCACGTACGGATTCTTCTCCAATTTACTTTGTCTGTATCAGAAGGAGGAGAAGAGCTAGAAGTAAGAGCTTGCCAGTAGTTTAAGCTAGAAACAGTACTTACAGTAAGTCCGTCAGTACTATACCTATCTAAATCCTGAGCAGTGGTATATAACGAAGCAGCAGTTGAACTTGCCGTCCAAGGCGTAAAGCCTCCTCCATATCCTATACCAATTATATACTCATCAAACTCATTTAAGAAAAGTCTAGAGCCATAGCCATCTTTCAAGAATCTAGAGTTCCAGTCACAGCCCCCTGATCTTACATTTTCTGGTAGGTCTGTGGTCGCTCCTTTATATTTGAAGGGACAAGCACCCCCGACTATAACTCTTCGAGGAAGCCTAACTCCCTGTAAGTCAAAAGGGGCTGCTAACTCGAAAGTTACATTCAGAACATTTTTAGACTTTATTCTGTCTACGAAATAAACAGTTCTAGGGTACTCTACGGGAGATAGTCCCGCACCTACATCTCCGGAGTTACCCACTAAGTACTTTTCTAGAGTAACTCGTTTAGTAAGTTTTGAGCCTACTAAATCCTGCAGATTTAATCCCCCAATAGAGTCTGAAAGAGCAGTTCCTACATTAGCTATAGATAGTGTCGGTCTAGTAATGGCACCGTCTGCTTTAATATCGAATCCTTCCGCTTCTATAGGTATAGCTGTATACTCTATTTCTGCTCCAATTACATATTCCGACCGCCACTCTCTAAACCTGACGTTCTCTAGAGTGGACCCGTCGAACTCGGCTTTACCAGCGTAAAAATATGCGAATGATCCTTCTGCATACTCTAATTCATACAATACTATAACTGAGGATCCTGGGTCTTGTAGCTGCGCTGTTTTTATAATATCTGTCATGGTATTACTCCATTAAATGTCGGTACATTTACTTTTCTAAAAGTCGCAGAACAAGAGTATCCGTACTGTTCTGTAAAGTAAGTTTGAGTGAATTTCTCACAGACTACCTGAATAGTTTCTTCTCCCCCTCCTGAAGAAGGTACAGTAAAGGAGAAGGCAATAGTGCCTTCTCTTGCTTGGAAAAAAGCAGTTAAAGTGTCAATAGTTTCTTTACTTCTATTCTTAAAATTAACACTAAACATTTCCTTTATAGGATTAATGCCTGCTCTCGCCCGCTGCTCATAGTTCTGTATTTTTACCTGTCGAGCCATAATATTAGCCTTTCTAGATATGTTTCTATCAGGATTAACATAAGTTACAGGTGACGTGTCTAAGTGTACTCCTAAAGTCATATTAACTCCTATAAGCGCAGGGTATAGATACGGTTACAGTTTTTCCTGCATCAGCAGAAGAGCATCTAATTAGGCCTTGTCTTGGGAACACGGAGACTTCTCCTGCATTAAGCGTCCCATTATCTTCGAGCCCCACTACAGTAGCCTCTACACCATCAATTTTAATACTAAAACCCTCTCTTACAGAGGTTTGCAAGTATAAGAAGTTGGAGTTAAAAGCCCCGTTGGAAGATCCACTAGTTCCTACCTTTACAAAGAAATCCGTTTGCGATTTTTTAAATACTTGTCCGTGCATATGACCCCAATTGCCGTTCCCGTGAGTTGCAGCGCTCGTATTAACAATACTTACCGCGGTTGCAAAACTGGTAAATACAGCCGGCATTAGATTCTCGCTGCTACTCGCTAAAGAGGTATATATTAGTTTATCACGAAGATAATACTTAACAGTGGTACCAACTCTTTCTATATTAAAAGGACAATACCTATCATTTATAACGTCCCTGTTACCCAAGATTGTGTCCGTTGAATTCGTGTTGCTGAGAAGCACGCTGGTTAAGCTCGTATTAACAAGGGGTAGGTTGTTATTGCTTCGGGGATTAAACAGAGATATTACACTATAGTACCGGTCACCTGCCGGTTGAGTGAATACTACACTTCCAGATTCTATTATCTGAATAGTCATGGGGGTAGATTGTGCGCCTTCATTCATCATATCAGAAATATTTGCAGATTGATAAGAGTATGTATTAGTTCCCTCAACAACCGCAGATTGCATGTTAATAGTGGTAGAACTAGAATAATTTGTTATTAAACTATCAAAAAGTTTTCCAGGGATCACTTTGAATCCATAAAGTATCTCCGCTTCCTCTAGCACTCCCTGAGCTGGTGAAGCACCATCAGTGTAACTAGCAGCGTTTACTAACCCGAAAGCGGTTTCTATTTTCCAGTTGTTATTACCATCGTCTTGATTTCTGTGGTCAAGCAAGCCCCATTCTCTGGCATAAGGAGTACCACTAGAGGACGTCACATATTGCCCTTCAGGATTTAAAAGATGAGTCTCTAAATTAAAATCACCTGTTGTAGCTTCTGAAGAATTATACCTAGCACTAACATGAACTATTGGTGCACTAGACATCGTGCTGCTCACAGTGAACCCTAGGCGTGAGCGAAATTCAGGATACTCTCCATGGCTCCAACCTGAATTCATTCTCCTTGAATCAATCTTGCCGCCGGAACCTTGCTTATTATAATAAGCAGTTGTGGAACGTGTATCTTCAATTACAAATGCGGATCCCCAAGCGGAGGCGCTAACATCACTGTTGTTGATTGGACTAATTCCGGAAGATTCAACATTGTCATAATAAGTAACGGGAAGAAGCTCTGAAGGAGTTGAGGAAGCAATAGTACCGTTTGTAACCTCCGTAACTATCTCATTATCCCACATAGAGAGAGTAGGGCTATAAGACCTAACAGACGTTGCCGAGTCTGCTACGATTCCATCTACTACATGAGTGGAAATGGCCTCTCCTGAAACAAAAGATTGAGTACTGCCTGCATCATCAAAAGAAATAGTAGCCCCCCCAATTAAAGCATCCGTCGTGCCATGAGTAGACTTCAAAGTAAGAGGGTCTGCGTCACTAGTTCTAAGTCTCCAGATAGAGCCGGTCCATACATATCTCTGCCAAACGTCGCCCGCCATCTTAGAAGCAGCAGATACGCCTTCAATAGTCCCATCAGATATGGGAAATACATAAAACTTGTCACTGCCACAAGTAATTAATAGTCCTCTACCAATATACTGAGTCTGGTGACCGTTTTCCGCAGTCCAGACATTAATAGCCATGTTGTCAAGCCTGTTTGTAGTGAACGTAAATTTATACACATTGGTTGGTGAACTAAAAGTACCACCGCTATCTGAACCAGTTTTTATAATACAGTCATTACCGTCATCATCGACATGCTCTGTATGTCCCAGCCAATATGAGTAGTTAAATTGAACATTCCACTCCCGAAAACTGTTTCGAAGGCTGCCAGCAGGGGTGAAAATAGCCGGGCCATAAGGGCCGAAGTATTGAGCGAGGTAGCCGACGCTAAAGTTTTCAGGAAAAGTATCGCCTGTCAATAATTCAGTATAGCCTGCACCTGCGGGCCCAATTTGAGTCCCATGTGTTAGTAATACAGGAGCATTTCTATTAGTCCCCCCTGAAAGGTAATTACTCTGATTAGTGTTTAAATGAGCAATATACCAATGGCTCTGAGTTCTGGTACAACCTACCATATTCACCCAGTTTCTTCTAACCCAGGGAATTAGGAAGTCATCCATCGTAACACGTGTAGGTACTTGGTTGCCGTCGGAGAAAGCATACCCGATTCTATTCGAAGTACCCCCAGAGCTACCTGCCCATAAGATTGGAATAGCTCCTGAGTCCTGCATTAATTGTGTAGTGTCGCTAGTACTGTCCCACCATACACCGCTCACTGTAGCATAATGATATATGCCAGTGTAGAGCATAATAGAATTAGGGTTAGTTTCGTAAAGCACTAGTAATTTATTATCAGTATTTTTATCAGCGACCATAGACAGTACTGCGGCCCATTTTCCTTCAATAGTTGCTTGAGTAAATGTAACCCCTCCAGTACTAGTACTATCATAACCGACCCAGGTTGCTCCATTATCTGTCGATTTTGCAAGAGCTCCGTTCATCATAGCCCAAGCAGTTCTATGAGTCCCGCCTACAGCGAGACCTAAACAGACTACATAAGCATTGTTAGCTACCGTAGCCGCTACATCTGATATAGAAGACAAGTCTAAGTTACTAACAGTTGGAGATGCTGAATAAGGACTGGCTATTTTCCATAGTCCGGTATCCTGACAAGCGAGCCAAAGAGTATCAGAGATTTCATCATACGCGTGGCCCCCTATATTAGTAGCGGTAAAAGCAGGATACTGTAGAATGTTAACAGCACTATTCTCTCCGGTCTCTAAATTATAGAAATGTACATTGTCTTCGATCATATCATAGAGCTTTAGAGGACTACCTGGAACTACCCACCTTCCGTAGTTTTCCATGGCGCCGCTTCCTTGCTTAAGAATGGCTCGCCCAGAAGTCGCAAGGTCGCCCGTATGGTCTCCCCAGTCAGAATAAGTTTTTACAGTTTGTACATTAGCCTCCGCAATGCTATGAAGAACTTGTATTCTTGGTACCAAGGTATTATTTACATACCCAGTTACATATCTTTTTCTCAACGAGTATTCGGCCGTTCCTACCCCTCCAGTTACTCCACCTATATCTATGGACCATAGTTCAGGAAAAACAGTAGTAGAGTATGGGGTGGTGTCTAAAGTAAGTGTTGCATCCGTATTCGGTATTTCTCCAGCACTGAAGAAGGGAACGGTAGCACCAGACACTTTCCCATAATATTGTTGAGTCTTATTAGTATTAGAACCAATCATACGAGTTACCCAGGCTGCATCGAACTGACCACTTCCTACGACAGATATAGAGCTAACGAAGTCTCCTACATTAGTATCAGTGGTTTGTACCTCGGCGGAGTTTAGGAAAACAATACCATCCCAACGGTGCCCAGAAAAATTAGCGTTGGTCTCCAACTGACCCCAGTATTGTATACTTGGGTGGCCACCAGTATTGGGCTTACCCGCGACATAAGTAGTATTGGGCCTACGACTAGCAAGAGGTACTTTAAAAGGAGAATACTTAGTATCATTTGTATAGATGCTAGTGTTACTCATATTTGCGCTGCTGCTGCCTGTGTAATAAGCAAGAGATTGTACTGGTGTGGGGTTAGGTACCCCCGACATTAACCAAGTAAGAGCAGACATTTGGTCATATGATAAAGTAGTTGATGAGGTGGGGAAAGTGAATTCTATTTTATAGACCACAACAAGAATTTCTGTAGTAGATTGCGTGATAGCTGGTGTAAAAGAAGCAGCCGTTCTTGGTTTTGGTCTACTTGCGATATTGTTCTTGGAGCCGGCTTTATATGTAGGTCTCGATTGTGTCCAACCTATAGTATGAATATCACGAGTTCCTGACACGGGGGGAAGAAGTTGTTGAGTGAGCTTAAGAGTAGGTGTAGTAGTCTGACCATTTCCTTCCACTACTGCAAAGGGGGTTCCTTGAATTTTCTGAAACTGCCAAAACTTACCCGGCTGAGATCTTACAGTACTACTAGGGGCAGCTTCATAGTGATCATTAGCATACATATAATGAGTAAAATAACTGGCTCCAGCAGATTGGTAATAAGCTATATAGGGGTCCTGGGTTGATTCAGCTGTTGCGGCCGCGCCAGTGCGAACAGTTTGTATACTGAGAGACATGGCGCTAATAGCGCTAGTGAAGTTAGCGTCGTAAATTATATTCTCTATCCAGTCAGACTCATACAGTTCTTCGCCCGTATTAGCGTCTTTTTTTGTTACTTTCACAAAGCCTTTCATTTTCATAGATTATGTCCTAGTTATATTATTAATTTGCGCGGAAAAGGTAGTTTTACCTTGTAATTGCACTGTTTCTGTTTGAGCTGTAGCGATAGTATCTAATCGTACAACATTGTTTATTTCTGCTTCTACCAAGTTAGTTCCTGATAGAGTTAAGGATTCGGTCTGTTTAAGGAGCTTGGGCTCGTTTCTTGTAATGTCTGTTTCAGTTAGAGCCTTTTGATCAACAGTACCAAAAATAATTAGGGACTCGTTAGCTGCAACAGGTACAGATCGAAGACGAATTGCATCATTGATCCTGGCTGTAAAGTCTGTATCGGCCCTCAGAGTAATGCTTTCTGGTAGTATACTCGGAAGCAGCGTTCCTGATGTCTCTACAACTAAGTCTACCGTGTCTAAAATAGGCCCCGTATAGCCTGTCGTACGAATGTTTAATACCCAGTATTCAATAGACTCCGGAGAAGGAACAGCTTTTTCAAGTTGAAAGCTTCCTGTAGAGCTAATATCATTTCCTACTGGTAAGAAGGTTCCCTGTACAAGTACAAAGTCTACCCCTGCCGTAGCTCCCTCTATAGTCCAATAAATTTGTTCAATAGGAAGAAAAGTACCCTTAAAGTAAGCAGTAATTATAAATTCTGGGCTACTGTTTGGTCCTATTGAGTAAGAAGCTACTGGTTGATATAGGCTGTTTGTCAGTTGTCCCCCGGCGGCTAGAAGAACAGTAAGATTCAAAGTATCAACTATAGGGCCAGCTACACTATCTTTTCTTAGTTGTAAAACACGAACTTGATCCGAAAGTATATCAGCACCATTTACAGAAAAATTACCCGTACTAGACGCGAAATTCCCTGTTAAGTTAATAACTCCAGTAGAAGGAGTGACTACTCCATTTCCGTTTTCTAAAGACCAATACAAGTCATTGACGGGCTCATAATTTAATACTTCGACATATATAGTTGTTGAAGTATTTTTTAGAATAAACACGTCGGTCAAATCCGCGCCAACATTATCTACTAAGCTAAACGTCTCTGGACCTCTGGAGGTGTCTTGTACCGTTACTAGTATTTGGTCTAATGTCGGCCCACCAATAGAACCCGATCTAACTCGTAATGTAAATTGCTCGGTCGCTTCTGTTGTTACGTCAGCCAAAGTACTTATCTGAAAACTGCCTGAGGCCAGAGTTAAGGTTCCCGAAGTAGTAAAAGACCCTGACACTTCTACAAAGTCTGCTAAGGACGCTCCGTCATCGAGAGTCCAATACAATATTTCTGGTCCTCTCTCCAAGCTACTTATATTTACTACTTTCGTCTGGCCCTCATTCATAGAGAAGTTAGGGTTATTTATATTAACTCCGGAAGTTCCCGATACTAACTCAAATACTCTTACGAACTGGGCAGTTACCGAACCGACATCTGCGTTGAAATACGTAGTAGTATAGTTATCGCAATATACTACAATAGTTTTCTCACCTGATATTTCATTACTGTCTGGAATAGTGAAATCGAAAGTTCTATACTTAGACCTATCAGCAAAAAACCCGGTTATCGCAGTAATTTCTTCAATAGGTCTATTATTAAAAGTTAAATTATAAGTTTCCTCTCTACCATCTGTTCCTAGAGATAATCTGTTTTCGTAGCCGTCACCAAAAGACATAACAGAATATAAAGGTTTTATATTCTTTTTTATGTTTCTGTCCGGCACCACAAGGGTCGAAGTTAAGTCTAGAAATCCTACTGTCATGTTATTGCTCTAAGTACGCGCAGGGAATATTTACAGTAACTGTTTTACCCGCGTCTGCTGCTGCGCAGCGAATAAGGCCTGATCTAGGGTAAACGGATACTTGTCCCGCGACTAGAGTCTGTGCGTCATCTAATTCTACTACATCCGCCTCTACACCATCGAGTTTTATTGAGAAAGCTTGTCTATTGGCTACTTGAAGAAAAAGAAAATCAGGGTTAAAAATTCCGTTGCCTGATCCAGAAGTGCCCACTTGTACCCAGTAATCATTACCCGCATCTATTTGTATGTCATGTATGGTCGAACTAGAAGAATATCGATCTTTTAATTCACCAATACCACTATAAAACCTTTGAAACCTAAAGTCAACAAGCACTAAGGATTCAGTGCTAGAGACGAGAGAAGTATAAACTGTCTGTCCCCTGAACTCGTAAGAAAGAGTGGTACCAACTCTTTTTATTTTGAGACCACAAGGAGTTAATAAAGGAAACGTTCTACCAAACTGCATTTGAGTAAGCACACCACTTTTGAACATCGAAGAGCCGACAGTGCCTGTATTAAGTTCATGATCTCTAATTGTGCCAAAATTACCGGAAGCCGCTTGTTGTGAGACACTTCCTACAGTCTCTCCCGATATAGTATGTTTAACAACCCCTGCTTCAATAATTTCTATAACTATAGGGCAACTACTAAGGGAGTAATACAAAGTGTCTCCCGTATCTCCCGTAGTTTGAAAACTGAAGGTAGTAGGTTCTCCAGCTTTACCTAATAAAGTCGCGTAGTTATCAGCCATTCTAAACTTAAACCCATAGTTTATATCTGAAAAGCTTGAGCAGTTAGTGTTTGAAGTAGAGGGGCTAAGACCGTCTGTAAATGTAGTTGCGTCTGCTAAACCATAAGCGTATTCAATATTATATCCTGTAGTAGGGGGAGATACTGAAGGGTTAGTAGTATTAAAAAACAAGAAGTCCGACGGCTGAACAGTGGTATTTGCAGCCTTTGGCTCAAGAATAGAAGAAGTTAGAAGAAAATCCCCCGAAAAGGCATCAGTAGTTAACATTCTATTTGAAAGATATCTTCCGGAAACAGGCCCATTATACGATACCCCAGTTTGACTGGTGTTGAGCCTAAATTTAGTGTAGTACGGGTACGATGAAGACTGAAAACCTCCCTGATTATAAAGGAAGCCAGTATTGATTGGTACTCCCCCCACAGAATCTGAACTGATACCATAAGTACCAAGAAAACGATTATTAAAAAAACTACCTGTATTAAAGGTGCCTGCAGTGGGTGTGGGGTTATTAACGTTGTGCTGCTCTTCATTATAACTCTCCGCGGGGTAACACCAAGGAACCAACTTTCCAGGATTATTTTGAGCTATTACTCCTCCTGTTACTTCTTTAACAAATTCATTTGGGTAAGTACTCTTACCACTGTAGTATGTAGTAAGTCCTACGGCAAGGTCATTCATAATCCCATCGCATACGACGGCAGATATACTCTCTCCTGAAGTATAAGAGGAGGACCCAAGATCGTCATCAAAAGAAATAGTGGCCCCGTCAATTAGAGGTTCAGTCCCAGAGTGAGTAGGTTTTAAAGTTAGAGGGTCTGCGTCACTAGTTCTTAGTCTCCAGATTGACCCTGTCCATACGTATCTTTCATAAATCTCACTGATCATGCTATTGGCTGGATCCCACCCATAATATTGATCCCCTACCTGAGAATACTCGTCGCCATTAAACCTCAACCCTTTTCCAATATACCAATGGTAGTAGTAGAGTTCTTCAGAGAGTTGAGCAATTAATCCGGTAGAAAATCTAAATAACCAGAACCCTCGGGCTGGTGCAGCCGGGGCCGCACCGGTTACAGTCTCGTTGTAAGAGGTACCTACTAGTAGTACATCATTATTATCGTCATCTACAGTCTCATAAGGTACCGACCAAGGGTCAGTTTTAAGAGCTGGGCTCTGTGTAGGAAACCAGTTAAAAGCACTTGTTCTTAACGTTCCATAAGCCGATTGCCCGCCAGATCTGCCCGATGATACATATTTTATTTCTGGATTTGAAAACTGACCAAAAACACTTGGGGAAGCTCCGAGCTGTCTTTCAAAAAAAAGTTGCCGAGGCACATAGCCCGCAGGAACCGACTGAGTGCCGTCTTCAGCGTAACTTACTATCCACCAAGTAGACTGGGCCTTACCCACTCCGTAAGTAAACCTAAAAAGTCTTCTCATCAGGCTCATATCATGAGTATCTGCGAGTGCATCATTAAACGTAGTGTACTCATAACGTATAGCAAAACTATAAAATGTAGAACTAGCGCCGGGGCTTGCTTTCTCATAAAATAAATTAAAACTAGAACTAGTTGGGGATAAATTAGTACAATCATTAAGACTGCTCCACCAAGTGGCTCCCGTTGTAACTAGCCTAGTCTTGTTCGGAAAATTGATACTATATAAGTTGGCCGCTGTTCCTGTAGGGTCATCCGCATAAAATATCAATAGTCTACCGTCTGTATTTTTATCTGCTTTTAGACCAATAGTAACGCTCCATTGAGCTTCTATATTGGTCTGTGTAAAGGACACGCCTCCTGTACTCGTGCTATCGTAAGCTGACCACGTACTCCCATTATCAGTAGACTTAACTAAAGCACCTTCGATCATAGCCCAAACAGTTCTAAAAGAGCCTAAATTTATTCCCAGATCTAAAGTATACGCTTTATTTTCAGTGGTGGTGGTAACATTCGAAAGACCTGCTACGTTATGGTTAGTTATACTAGGAGACCCTAAAGGAGTCGATACAGACCAGATTCCCGTGTCTGTGCAAGAAATCCAAAAAGTATCAGATACTTCATCGTAGTCATACCCTGAAATATTAGAAGGAGAGAACGAGGGGTAGTTAATTACATTAATTCTAATAATTTCCTCATTCAACCAGCTTAACAATACTATTTCTTTTTGGGTTACATTATAAGTATATCTATCATCCCCTGGAAACATTCTTATAGGCATATTACCTTCCCAATTTTTATTTATCAAGAAATCAGTGCTGAGGCCCGATAACCCAATCTTATTGGAGTTGCTAGTGTCATAATCTTCATAGCCATCCAAACGACTAAGCGGACCTCTCCACTTAAGGATGTTGGTACCGTTGATTGTCACTTCATTATGCTGGGTTGCTGCGGATTTTTCAGTACTGCCGTTCGCGCCATTTATGCTTTTTATATTGTGGCTCATTAGCTTAGGGGTGAAGGTATTTCCATCAAAGCTAGAAATGTAGCGTTTCATAAAAGAGTACTCAGCGGTACCCACTCCGCCAGTAGAGCCCCCAAAGTCTATTTTCCAAAACTCATGGTACTTAGGGTCATATAAAGAGGTATCCAAGGTAATAGTCGCCGAAGTAGAGGGCAACTCGGTTACCAGGAAAAAAGGTACAGTAGGGCTATTGACTTTTCCATAATAATTTTGAGTCTTGTTTTCTCCTACGGATAATAGTCTTGCTGGATTATGTACTATACCTCCTGGACTAGTTTCGCCCGCTACAAAACCAGTTATATGGCCCTCATAACTAGCTCCTCCATATCCAATTGGAAGTTCGAGTTTATGAAAACCTAGTTGGTCCCACGCTCGGTAGTTCTCGTTATCTTGTCCAGAAAATTCCTGGTCGTTTTGAAAGGTTACAAATCCAAATGAGTTTGGTTTATTAGCAATGTCAGTACCAGTCCAGGAAAGTATTGGCTGGTTTCTTCTAGGGTAAAAATGACCTCCGGACCACGTTTCCCAGTTTCTATAAGCACCTGTTCTGCCGGCCCAAAGTGATACTGGATAGCCACCAGATACTGAAGTACTATAATTGAAGCCTCCAGGGACATTGAGATGGTTATTTCCGGTATTCGTAATAGTCATATTGTATGTTGAGGACGTCTGTATAGCACTCAGCCACTCTGTTGCCCAGTCATTTCTTTGGCCTAATTGAATTACAACTGTATATTGAATTATAGCGAATTGACTGGAGGACTGTACAACAGGAGTAGGGTTACTGGCTACGGTTATAAACGGTAGAAACGCAGTAGTAGAGACCGAATCATAGCTAAGACCAACACTATGAATATTCCTAATCGCGGCCTGAGTCGGTGGATCCAGCTTTTTAACAATTCTCATAGTTACGGAATTATAGTCTGCGTCTTGAGTAAGGGCAGTCGCACCGACCAAATTCACCGTAAAATACCACCTACCAGGGTAGGCAAAAGAGTTTTTATCAATACTTGAGATATAAGAATCACCACATACTATATTATACACGAACTTTTTAGAAGTATATGACAATCCGCCTATGCTACCCCAATAAAAAGGGGACTGCATGAAAAGATTTGAGTTCAGCACAGCATTATGCCAAGTTTTTTCCTCGTGCTCTAGCTCGCCAGTTTCTACATTGTAGAGAGAAATATCCACGTAACCTTTTATATTCATTAATTAATTCCTAGTTATAATTGATACAGATAGCGATTCTTGTATGCCTATTGATTGATTTGTAATATTCTCGTCAGAAAAGGGCCCCGCTATTATAGGACGCAACCTTATATAGCCGCTTAGTAGAGAGGTTGACTCAAATTGACTTATTGACTGATTAGTAGTAGTATCCAGCCCTCCACTAAATATAAGTACAGTTTGTCTTTGTATATCTCCTGATAATAATGACGCAGCCTCGGATATCCCTATTGATTGATTTGTAATATTCTCGTCAGAAAAGGGCCCCGCTATTATAGGACTCAACCTTGTAGAGCCACTTAGTAGAGAGGTTGACTCAAATTGACTTATTGACTGATTAGTAGTAGTATCACTCTTTGCAAATATGCCAATCTCACTGTTTGCAATAAAAATAAGAGAGGAGGCTACTATAGGCCCAGAAACACTGTCTGTTCTAATGTTTATAGTAAAAGACTTTGCATCTTCAGTGGCTACTCCTACTAGTTGGAAAGTCCCTGTATTTATAGAAGAAGTGCCCGTAGGAGTAAAACTTCCGGCTACAAAATCAAAGTCTACTCCTTGACTTGCGCCTTCTATAGTCCAATATAAAAGCTCTACAGGTACTCCCACTCCTGTACAATACATATCAAGAACATACTCAGGGCTAGATAAGTCGGACAGCCTAAAAAATAGTTGCTCTATACCGTTTGAGTCTACTAACCTTCTTCCTATAAAAGGAAAAGTTAAAATAGTTATAGTATCTAATACTGGCCCTGAAATACTATTTCTTCGTAATGTTATAATATCCGTTTTTGGCTCTGTTATAACAGTGGAGGTAAGACTAAGATTTGCCAAACTCTCTGCGAAAGTTCCCACTAGTTTTAGTGATCCTAAGCTAGGAAAGTAACTACCAGAGGACGTATCAAAGTTCCAATATAAAAGCTCACTATTATCGAAGTTAGTAGTCTTAGCAGCAATCTCAACAGTAGACTGTTTAAGAGTTGTTACTTCTGTAATAGGAATCCCATTATTATTCGTCCAATTAAACGCGGGAGGAGTTCTAGATGTATCGATTACCTGTACTTGTTTACTTGCTATTACTGGCCCTCCAGTTGAGCCAGTTCTGATACTAAGTGTGTATGCTTCTCCGCCTTCTGTTGTAGTATCATTTAAAGTTTCTATACTAAAGGAACCTGAAGCAGTAGATATTGAGCCCCCTGTTGAAAATGAACCACTTACTGCAGTAAAATCTGCGGTTGTAGCCCCGTCTAAAGTCCAATATAAAGTCTCTGCCCCTCTTTGAGACGTAGAGACATTTATTACTTCAGAAACTCCTTCATCTAAAATGATACTGCTGTTTAATATAGTGGCGGAGGATAAAGCGCTGTCCTCTTCGAAAACTCTTATAAAGGTGCAGGATAGCGAGCCTATAGTATCTGTTACATATGTTCTAGAGTATCCTTCACAGTATACTATTAAATCTTTTTCGCCTGATATTTCGTTACTGTCGGGGACTGTAAAAACAAAGTTTTTATACTTCTCCCTCTCATTAATAAACCCTGTAATTCTTTCTATCTCACCTATAGATCTATTAGTAAAAGTTAGTTGATAGGTTTCTTTAAAACTATTTGTTCCTACAGAGATCCTACTTTCATACCCCTCTCCATGAGACACTAAAGAGTAAATAGGTTCTACTGACTTTTTAAAGTTTTTATCGGGTACTACACGAGTACTAAGTAAGTCTAAAAATCCTAGAGCCATTACCCTCCTCCGAATGGGCTAAGAATCCCTCCTGGTCTTTTTTGGTTCTGAAGTTCTGATTGAATTGCAATCGCAATTCGTTTCCCTAAGTCTGAACCTTGCTTGCTATCTTGTTCTGTGCTAGTATTAGATGAGCCGTCATTATTAATAGTAACCCCTACTTGAACATTATTAGTATCCCCCATACCTTTACCCATCTCTACAGGTATTGATTTTCCGTTTGGTAAGGGAACTACAGCTTCTGTTCCGTGAAGCGTAGCTGGATAGCCTGAAGTGGATCCTCTAGCAACCCCGCCCATTGAATATCCTTGAACTACTGACCCATTTGAAAATATGCCGCCATTACGTCCAGTTACTGAACTCACTGTTAGTGCCGCGGTATTAGCCACGATAGCTGCAGTATTTGCAGTATCTGTAACAACCTTTTTGACACCAAATGTTTTGTCCCAAAGAGTCTGTAAAACTGTAGCGAGCTGTAAAGTTTGTGTCACTTTTGCTAAAAATTCTCCTGCTTTTGTATTCTTTAGTACCCCGGACAATAAACCAGTAACTGCGGAAGCAGAGGCAAGAGTTGCGGTATCAAGTTTTTTAATAGACTCTACCAAACCGCCTTTTTCTTTTCCGCCTTCCTCTTTAGGAGTATCATCTTCTGTTGATCCTCCTGGAAGAGAGTCTGACATCAGATCAAAAGCTGGGGGAGGGGTACTCCCTGCATTTGGATCTCCT